AAGCGTCTAGTGAGGCTGAATCACCTACCATTGCACCGAAAGCCTGAATCACATCACCACTGGTTACAATCCTTACGCCAGCAGTTTTAGCACCTGCCGTTGGTGAAGATGTCACGCTGTATCTTGCCCATGTTGAGCTGATAGTCTGTGTGGTATAAGTTGCGCCACTGTCCATTGTTAAATCAACGTTACCAGTGCCAGTGATTCTACGCAGCCAGATACTAAATGTTTGAGAGCCGCCAGTTGATGTGTAGCTCTCTAAGAATGTACCGTTGCCTGCTGATGCGTGTATTTGTTCAGCACACACCACGCCATTGTGATTAGCGTAATAAACAGGCAATGCTGCGGCATCTGTTCTGCGGTAATTGCCTGCGGTAGAACCTTGTACGAGTTGTGCGCCCCATGCGTAAACTTCATCGCCGTTCGTGGCAATTCGAATGCCTGCGGTTTTAGCTCCAGCGGCAGGGGTTAATGTTGTATCTATCCTAGTCCAGCCAGCAGTAATGGCTTTCGTTACCCATGTCGTGCCGTCTACGGTTATATCAATGTTTCCTGTACCTGTTTTGCGGTATAGATAAACACTGTAGGTGTAAGGTACAGCAGAAGCCGTGAACGTCTGCAATGCGGTAGAGTTTGCACCTGTCGCTGATAGCGTGTCGGCTGTCTGATAGCCGTTAGGCGCTGCGATACTGTTTGCAGTTGCGGTGACTGTAGTCTTTGACCATGCTGCGTTAGTGAAATCTTCACTATAAGTCAGCAGATTAGTCTGCACAAAGCTATTGGATTTAGTCCATGCGGCGTTATCAAATAGCTCTGAATAGCCTAGCAGGTTCTTAACGGTTGTGCTGTTGTAGGTGGTTGCAGTTGTGCCTATTTCTAGTTGCGCGCCAAATACATCAATGGCATCACCAGAGGTTACAATCTTGATGCCTGGCGTTCTCGTTCCAGCAGTAGGCACGATAGCTGTTTCATATCGCACCCATGAGGATGTAATCGCTTTAGTCACATAAGTTGTGCCATCAGCACTAATTTGTATATCGCCTGTGCCTGTCCTGCGTTTAATCCATATGCTAAACACGTATGACTGTGCAATAGCAGTGTATGAATGCAGGGTTGTAGAGTTTGCGCCGCCGGCTGTCAGTGTGTCGGATGTGGTATTTCCATCAGGTGACGTTGTGCTGTTTGCTGTAACTGGTGTTGTGGTCTTAGTCCATGCCGCATTATCAAACTGTTCTGACGCTGACAGTAAGTTATGAGGCGCATAAGCAATCTGGCCTGCACTGTTGGTGATTGTGGCGTTTGAGGTGCGAGAAAAAGTAATGCGAGGGTCTAATATTCCACCAGTGAAATCAAGCGCAAGGCTACGCCCACGCGAGAATATGCTGCCAATTACCCTGCGTAATCCTGCGTTAACTATCATTATGCAAATGGTGTAACGTAAAGAGTGCCACCAGATGACACTTGGATTGCTGAAACTTTAACGCCTGCGCCTACCTGAAAATATTCAGGCACAAATGCTGGCAGATAAAGCCCTGTGTCAGCTACCGCAGTAGGATTTACCCCGATTTCAATAAAGCAGTCTGTTGTACTGATGACACGCACGCAGTTAGTACCTGCTGCCAGTGCTGCTGTCGTGCCTGCTGTGCCTGTATAGGCTACTTTAACGGAACCTGCTGGCGTAGGTGTTCCGTAGGTTTGTGCTGGTGTCATTGTTCATTTCCTTCAGGCATAAAAAAACCACCTTCAGGTGGCTGTTCTTGTTGCTCAATAATGGGCGGTTCGTTTATCTCTTGTTCTAGCGGTGGTGCTTGCATCATGTCTTGAATCGTCTGCATGACCAGTGCTTGCACCTGTTCTGGTGTGATAGCGTTCTGCAATACATTCATGCGCTCTGTTTCAGCCTTGAATGCCTCTACTGCGTACTTGTTCTCTTCGCTTTCGCGCTTAATCTCTGCATCACGTTCTGCACTTTCAGCACTTGCTTTCACTTCCAGCAATTTAGCGTTACGTTCTTGCTCTAATTGTGCTTTCTCTTGGTTTAGCTGCTGGATCTGTGCATCCATTTCCTGCATGACTTGCTCTGCATGGCTTAATTGCTGTTGCACCTCTGGCGGCACTTGTACGCCCTTCTGCTCTTGCAGGTTAGGTGGCAATGCTTTAGCTAAACGTTCCGCAAGTTTGTCAGCCATCGGGAAGTCAGCAGCACGCATAATAATATCACCAGCAATCTGCATAAACGCAGGGTTACGGCTGGCTATTTCGGTCAATGATGCAAAAGCTTCTTGTCTTTGTGTTTGGAAGCTCGGGCCGGTATCAATCACCACGTCATAACGGCCTACCTGTGGATTGAATATCTGCTGAATATCACCGACTTCGTTCTGTACTTCCTGATGAGGCTGTTGCATTTCAGGGTTTAATACAGCGTTTTCTTCCTGACCATCCAAGCCTAAGATACGCACAACACGCTGTGTGTCGTAATACTTCTGTATCAGGTCAATAAGTACTTTAGCCTCATAGCGTAAAGCCCTTGCCAGGTTATCAGGAAAGTGGAATGTTGCTGTTTCGCCTTGTACTTTCAAGCGTTGAATGCCTACGCCGCTAGATGCTTCTGATTTAATGCCGAAGTTAGCATTCTGCTGACCGCTGGCTGCTCGCATCTGCTCGGTAGATAGCTGTAACAGTTGCACTTGTGCTGCTGGCATAACAGATGGCGCTTGACGCTCTGGGCGCGGTAATGGCTGGCCTGATTCATCAAATGCATTGTATGGCAGGTATGCGCGTGTTTCGTTGTTCGCTGCGCCCCATATCTGCTCGTAGCCTTCAATTGCTTCAGCAGCAGCCATATAAGGCACTTTGTTCTGCAAAGCTAGTGTCTGTACTGTCTCAGAATATGAGAAGTTCACCATGCGTGCAGGGTCTTTTAAATCACGTACAATCCCCTTGCGTACAATGTCGCCATTAACGTTGACCTCTTTACCTACTACACAGATAATCGGCAGGTAATCCCCTAGCCAGTCAGTCTCGTCAATCGGTGCGTCATGCCCACCAACGAGCTTGCACCATTTCCACTTTTTAACTTGTGTCTCACGCTCTTTAACGATGATTTCACCGCCTTGAAGCTTAGACTTGAGAACGGTTGAGCCATCAGATAAAAGACAGGCTGTATCTTTTACATAAGTACAGTAGAAATACTCGGCGCGCCTAAATGTTTCATCTTTGGCCCACTCGTTCTTTTTGCTTTCATCGCCCCATGATTCAGGGTCAATCTCTGGATGCTCTCGCTTTGCCTGCTCTTTGGTGATGTCTTCAAATACAAAACCCCATTCAGCATCTGACTTGTCCAGCTCTTTGCAGTCAGGGTCAATGTAAACAAGGTTAGGATTAGGGCAGGCTTTGATGCTGATTACCTGATTAAAGCTGGTTTCACTTTCATACTCGGTAATGATGCGCCAGTAACCCTCTCCACCATAGACAGAATGCTCTGCTGCGGTGTCATGTGCGTCATCACTGGCACTTGCTACCTGTATGTTACGAATCAAACCAGAGAGTATCTCTGCGGTCTTCTTATCGGCCCTGTCATCAGCAGGTGAGACTTTTACAGCAGGCCTGTTCTGACGGATGTTATTGATAATCTGGTTGCAATGCTGCGCAGTCATGTTGACGGTCAAACATACACGCTTATCCAGTTTGCGAGTGCTGCGGATGTCTTCAGGCCATTGCCAGCCATTGTCACTGTCACCCATAGCAAAGCGAGTATCTTCAACGGCAAGCAAGCGTGATGAACTGTAAGCCTGTTTTGCGCGTTCAAAACGCTTCTTGGCTTCCGCTACTATCTCGCTCGGTGTTGTCGGTTTTTTATCGTCTTTCACTCAAACTTTCCTTTAGGCGGTTTAGCCATTAAAATAACTGGCTTCTCCTGTAAGGTTTGAAAGCCAAGTGTTGTGTACCATGTCTGTAATTCTGCTGTGTCAGGCATCAGCAACAATCCCACGCCTACCTCGTCAGCTTCATCGCATATCTTGTTGATAAGCTTTGTGGCCCATCCCTTGCGCCTGTGATGTTCATTAGTGTGCAGAGAGTTAATCTCTATCAAGCGCATATTTGGGATTGCCTGGCTGACTACCAGCTTGCAGGTTGCATAACCTAATACTCTATTGCCTAGATTCATCATCCCATCCAGCCTAAGTCGTGATGCATATTGTGTACGTCTGCCTTCTTATCTTGTTCATTTTTGGGTGCTTTGATGATTGCAGGGAATAATGCAGCTAAAGCCCATACCAATGCATCAGCCCTGTTCGGACTATTTGCGCCTGTATAGCCATAGGTAGAGAATGCAACCAGTTCATCTTCCAGGTCGTTAAATGTTCCAACGTGCCTGACCTTACCTTGCTCATACAATGTGCTGAATGGTTCTGCCCTGACTACCTTACCCCTTGATGCTGTCACCTTAATAACATTGGTGCGAGGCCGCGAGGCTTTAATCACTTGCACGCACATCTCGCCACCGAAGTTAGTTTCAACGATGATTGCATCAGCCTGGTGTCTGTCATAGGCATCAGTAGCAATCTTGCCCCATGCTGCAGGGCCAGCTTTAACGGTCAAGTCTTCAAGCAGATATGCATTTCCATCAATACCAAGACCAGCAACCACAATGCCAATTGCATCATTGTCTGTGTTGTCTGCATCACCGCTGCCGCTAGGGTCAACCGCAATTACCACACGTACAAAGTCAGGCACTACGCCATCAGTGACGCGCCATTTGTCGATGTTCTCTTCAGGAAATAATGCATTCGGTGTTGCGTCTGCAAAGTCACCATCCATAAACCGTTTACGCGATCTGCTGCTTAATGCCTTTAGCGTGTCAAGATAGCCTTCAGTCAGGTTGTCCGTGTTGTCCACTGGATTGATTTGCATTGATGCATAATCATCTGGCTTTGCTAAGTTTTCTTTTGTTTCTGGGTGACGCTTTTCTTTGAATATCTTGTAAGTCCAGTGCGCCTTACTCGGTGGGTTGCAGTCATAATAGACTTTAGGCTTGAGCTGTTGCGCTGGTATATCGCCTATTGCAATTTGCTCTGCCTTCTGCGCCAATCGAGTGATAGCAGTTTCAACTGAACCATACGGAATCTGTGAGCATTCGTTTAGGTAAATGGTGACAAACTCCATGCCCAAAATCTTTTCTGTGCGCTCTTTGTCATCAAGCCCTGCAAACCATATCTGTGAGCCGTTTTCAAACTCAGCATACCAATCTGATTTGTTGATGGTGTACTTTGCGCCAGAGAAGCATAATTCCATTACCTTCGGGAAGGTATCAAGCACAATAGAGTTCTTTACTGCGTTAAAACGAAAGCGCAGGATTGCGTGTCTGCTCTTTGGTGCTTTCAATGCTCTTAAACATACCGCACGTACTAATGCAAATGTTTTGCCGCTACGTGAACCACCGAACAGCATGATATGTGTAACGATGGTTGCGAGTAAGTTTGTAGCCTCCGATTGCTTGTCGGTTAGCTTAAAGGGCTGCATCTGCTTTCGATATAGTAAACGCTACAGGATTGCTTGCATCGCCTGTTAATTCAACACTCTGTAAATCAGGTAATGCTTTGTTTAGTAACAATTTGATTGCATTCAATCTATTTGAGCTAACGTCACTGTCATCAAGTTCGCCTAATGCGTATGATTGAACCCTGTTAATTAGCTCTGTTACTTTTATTTTTGTTCTAACATCATCCTGGTGAGTTTTACGAAGTCTTGCAGCCATTTTGATTCCTTACCTGCTCAATAGAGCGACCTGAGAACATCTCAGTCTGTTTAATATTTACTGTTGATACACTCAAATTTACATTCAAGCTCGCCACATTGCTTACATGGTTCTTGTAGCTTTACTGACCAATCAATAGCATCGTAATTAGTCTTACCTTGCTCTGTTAGTACTTTTGATTTTATTTCATCGCCAGTCACATCATTTTTAGTTGCCATAATGTAATCCTTGAATATAGGTGCCTTGCGACAATCACGTGGCACAGACGTGGCAGAGTTGCGCTTACTCTCTATGTTGTCTATCAGTGTTTTAACGTGCGTACACTCACTGAATTATTGAATAGGTGGGCAGTTTTAATGTGTTGCCCCTCACAACTCACCCCACGTGAATACTGTTTTACTTATCATAATTAAATTATTGATAAGTTTTACTTATGGATAAATGTAAAAGTGTCATTTAGACAGGGGTTAGGGGTAACCTAACCTATCTGCCTAGACTCATTCCAATACAACAAGTAATCTTGAGTAGCTATTTATCTGGTTGCCCTTCCAGCCTAACCGCTATTACTAGCGTTACCCCTTTTAACCTCAAGTCCTAATCAACCATGAGTGTGATTGATTAACC